CAAGCGTTGTCATCGTTGAGACAAAAAATCTTGTGCATTTGGCACGCGAAATCATCAAATCACTGGCAAACAATGAAACGCGCGAAAATGCCTAGAAAACAAGGCGTTTTGCGCTGCGACATGCAAAAAAGCCTACAAAACAAGGCAAAAACGCACTGTTGCAAAATGCTACACCCACCTTGGGGGGGTAGGTTCTTCCCTCGACTTTCAGCCCGAGCCCTTGCGGCGAGCCTACGCAAAATGACGTGTTTTGAAGGGTCCAAACGTGGCCGTTCGCTCTGACCAGAAAAAACGACTCGACAAAGCCAAGGCTGCCTACGACAAGCAGAAGGAGCAAGGCGGCAACTGGTCGCGTCGCCTGTCTGCCGCCGGCCGTGACATCGGCTCGGTTCCGCCTCCCAAGAATCCCAAGCGGCTGGCCTCGTGCCGGGAGTCGTTTCGGGCGTTCTGCGAGACGTACGGCCGAGAGGCGTTCCCACTGGCGTGGTCGCCGGACCACCTGCGGGCGATCGAGATGATCGAGGCCGCAGTGCTGCGGGGCGAGCTCTTCGCCTTTGCCATGCCGCGTGGATCCGGCAAGACCACGCTGGCTGAGTGGGCCTGCATCTGGTCGCTGCTCTACGGGCATCGCCAGTTCGTCATGCTCATCGGCTCCGACCAGGCCATCGCCTGCCAGATGCTCGACAGCATCAAAACCAACCTGGAGCAAAACGACCTGCTCCTCGAGGACTTCCCGGCGGCGTGCTTCCCGATTCGAGCCATGGAAGGCATCACCCGCCGGGCCCAGGGGCAGACGTGCGAGGGCGAGCCCACGCACATTGAGTGGACCGCCGACCAGATCACGCTGCCGTGGATCGGCAAGGCCAAGTCGTCTGGGGCTGCCGTGCGGGTGGCCGGCATCACGGGCCGCATCCGTGGTCTTCGTCACACGAGGCCAGACGGCTCGACCGTGCGACCGTCGCTGGTGCTCATCGACGACCCGCAGACGGACGAATCGGCGGCCAGCCCGTCGCAGGTGGCGACACGGGAAAAGATCCTCAGCGGTGCAATCCTTGGCCTCGCCGGCCCGGGCGCGAAGATTGCCGGGCTCTGCACCATCACCGTCATCCGGCCCGACGACCTGGCGGACCGACTGCTCGACCGTGCGAAGCATCCGTCGTGGCAAGGCGAGCGGACGAAGCTCGTCTACGACTGGCCGCCGGCCGACGAGATGTGGGGGCAGTACGCCGAGATGCGGCGGCAGGGGCAGCGGGACGGGCGTGGCACCACCGAGGCCGACGAGTTCTACCGGCAGCACCAGGCCGAGATGGACGCCGGCGGACGGGTGGCGTGGCCAGAGCGAAAGAACCCGGACGAGGTGAGCGCCATCCAGCATGCGTGGAACCTCCGAATCGACCGGGGCGAATCGGCGTTCTTTGCCGAGTACCAGAACCAGCCGATGGCGGACGACATCGCCAGCGACAAGCTCGACAAACGGGCCCTGGCGTTGCGGGCGACGAACACGCCGAGAGCCATCGTGCCGGCCGGGCACAACACGCTGACGGCGTTCGTGGACGTGCAGCAGAAGCTCCTCTACTGGCTCGTCTCGTCGTGGTCGGATTCCTACGGCGGGCACGTCGTGGCCTACGGCACCTACCCGGACCAAGCATCGAGTTTCTTTGAGGCGGCCCACGCCAAGCGGACGATGCAGTCAGCGGCCAAGGGTGCGACCGATGACGGGGCGTGGCGGGCTGGGCTCGACGAGGTGGCCCGGCTGATCCTCGGATCGGATTGGAAGCGCGAGGACGGCGTGGCTTTGCGGGTATCTCAGATGATGGTGGACGCCAACTGGGGCAACAGCACGCCGGTCGTGCGGACGTTCGCCCGGCAGTCACCGTTCGCCGGCCAGATCTACCCGTCGCACGGCAAGGGCGTGGGTGCGAGCTCGCAGCCGATCACCGACGCCGGCCGGCACCGTGGCGACAAGATGGGGCTCAACTGGCGGATCGGCAACATCGGCGACGCCAAGCAGCGGTCGGTGCTCTACGACACGAACTGGTGGAAGACGTTTACGGCGGCGCGGCTCCGCATGGCCATCGGCGACCCGGAGGCGATCACGCTCCACAAGGGTGACCACGACCTGCTGCTCGAGCACCTGACTAGCGAGTACCCGGTGCGGACCGAGGCCCGGGGCCGGGTGGTGGACGAGTGGAAGGCCGGCAGCCGGGAAAATCACTGGTGGGACTGCCTGGTGGGCTCGGCGGTGGCGGCGAGCATCACGGGTCTGCAGCCGACGGCGGCCGAGGCCGGTGGCCGGCGACGTCGCAAGGTCGAGATGCCGACGGCCGGCGGGATGGGCCGCAAGAGAATCGTGGTCAAGAGGCTGGGCACATGAGCGCACCGCTGATCCTGATCGTGGGCGTCGTTTACCTCGTCGTGGCCGTTGACCAATTCCGTCAAGGGTCGCCGGGCATGGCCATCGCCTGGTTCGGCTATGCGTTGGCGAACGTGGGCCTGGCCATGGCGGCGAAATAGCGGGCCACACCCCCTGCGGTTTGACCGTGCTGGTGGCGTACCGTCGCCAGCATGAGCGACGAACTCAGCGACAAGATCTCTAGCACGGCCCAAGGTCCGAAGCGCGTCCGCACCGATGCCGGTGAGGTCGAGGCTCAGGACCTGGAGTCGATGATCGCCGCCGACAAGTACCTGGCCGGCAAGGCTGCGGTGACTTCGTCGGGCAACACGCGGCGTGGACTGCGGTTCAACAAGCTCGTGCCGCCGGGGTCGCTGTAGTGGGAATCTTCACCCGTCTGTTGGGCAAGCCCAAGCCCGGCCCATCGCCGGTGCCAGTGCGGGTGCGTGCCAAGTACGACGCGGCCGAGAGCAACGAGGATCGCCGGCACTGGTCGAACGCCGATGCGTTTGCGGCCGATGCGGCCCTGTCGCCGACCGTGCGGCGGACGATCCGCAACCGGGCCCGCTACGAACGGGCGAACAACTCGTACCTGGCCGGCATGGTGCAGACGATTGCTCGTGACCTCATTGGCACCGGCCCTCGTCTCCAGCTCGACATCGGCGACCCGGAAGACTCCCGGCTTGTGGAGCGGCTGTTCTTCGACTGGGGCTGGACGGTCGATCTTCCCGGCAAGTTGCGCACCATGTCCGAGGCCCGGGTCATCGACGGCGAGTCGTTCGCCTTGATGATCAACAACCCGAGGCTTTCGGGCGTGCAGCTCGACCTGCGGCTCGTCGAAGCCGAGATGGTCGCCACGCCGACCGAGCTCATGAGCCAAACGGTGACGCCCGAGGGCAACACCGTCGATGGTCTGGAATTCGACGCCATTGGCAACGTCGTGGCGTACCAGGTGCTGAACTACCACCCGGGCTCCAACTTCAAGATCAACAACCTCGAGTTCCAGCGTGTGCCGGCGGCGGCCGTCGTGCATTGGTTCTCGGCCTCCCGGGCCGGGCAGCACCGCGGCGTGAGCGAGGTGGCCCCGGCTCTGCGGCTGTTCGGCCAACTGCGGCGGTACACGGAGGCCGTTATTGCGGCAGCCGAGACGGCGGCGGACTTCGCAGCGTTCATCCACAGCAACAGCCCGGCGGCCGAGGTGGACGAGGTCGAGGCGTTCGCCGAGATGGAGATCGAGAAGCGGTCGCTCGTGACGCTGCCCGAGGGCTGGAACGTGTCGCAGCTCAAGGCCGAGCAGCCGACCAGCACCTACGCGATGTTCAAGCGGGAGATCGTCAACGAGATCTCACGCTGCCTGCAACTGCCATACAACGTCGCCGCCCTGGATTCGTCGTCTTACAACTACGCTTCGGGCCGCATGGACCACCAGGTCTATGCGATGACGCAGCGGGTGGAGCGGGACCAGCTCGAGCGGGTGATGCTCGACCGGGTGCTGTCGGCCTGGGTGAACGAAGCGTCGCTTGCCGGCGTGCTGCCCGAGGCCCTGCCGCCGTTCAGCGAGTGGAACTGGGCTTGGGTCTGGGACGGCAAGGACCACGTCGATCCGGCCAAGGAAGCCAACGCCACCGAGACGCGGCTCCGCACGCTGACGACCACGCTGGCTGCTGAGTACGCCAAGGCCGGCAAGCAGTGGGACGTCGAGCTTCGGCAGATCGCCGCCGAGCGCGGGCTGATGCGGGAACTGGGGCTGGAGATCCAGCAGCCCGGGTCGCAGCCCATGCAGCCTCTCGACGAGGTGGACGCATGAGCGACTTCGACTGGGACGACGACGACCACGAACTGGTGGAGTTCCTGTGAACACGATCAAGCTCGACACGTCCGTGACGTTTCTCCAGGCCGCCGAAGGCGAGGCTGCAGCGTCGCCACGCCGGTTCACGATCGAGGCGTACACGGGATCCCAGATTCGCCAGGGCTGGTCCCGGGAGCCGGTCGTCATCGACCTGGCCGGCATGCAGTTCAAGCAGCGTCTGCCCATCGTGCTCGGCCATGACTACACCCTCGGCAGCATCCTGGGGCAGACCGATTCGGTCCGCGTGGAAGCTGGGAAGCTGATCGTCGAGGGCGAGATCCTGGCCGACTCTGACGTCGCCCGCCAGGTGCTGCAGCTGGCCGAACGCGGCTATGCCTGGCAGGCGAGCGTCGGGGCCGACGTGCGTCGCCACCAGAAGGTTGACGCCGACGCCGTCACCACCGTCAACGGGCAGACCCATATGGGTCCGGTCCGCATCGTCAAAGCCTCCGCTCTGCGGGAGGTTTCTTTCGTGACCCTCGGCGCTGATGCAGAGACAAGCGTCGCCATCGCTGCGGAAGCAGCGGAGGAGCTACCCACCATGGCGGCTGACGCCAACAAGACGCCCGCGGACGAGGCTCAGGCCCCGGTCGTGGAAGCCACGGCGAAGGACGCCGTGGAGATCAAGAGCACGGTGGAGATCACCGCCAGCGACGAGCTGTCGGCGAAGATCGACGCCTTCACGAAGAAAGTCGAGAACATGGAAAAGCTGATCGCCGCCCGTGACGAGCGTCCCGCCGCCCCGGCGGTCCACGTCGTCAAGGACTCGGCACCGTCGTCCGAGGTGATCGAGGCGTCGTTCGCTCTGCAGGGTGGCCTGCCCGGCGTCGAGAAGAAGTACCGGCCCGAGGTGCTCGAGGCGGCCCACAAGGCCCGCCGCGAGATCTCGATCAGCGAGGTGCTGCTTCAGGCGGCGGCTGCGAACGGCTACGACGGGCCCCGGCGTGTGACGTCTTCCACCCTCCGGCCGATCCTGGCCGCGGCGTGGGCGACTCACTCGATCGCCGACATCCTGTCGAGCACGGTCAACAAGTTCCTCCTGGCGGGCTTCGACTCGGTCGAGTCGGCCTGGCGGCGGATCTCGGCCGTGCGGAGCGTGAACGACTTCAAGACCGTCACGAGCTACCGGCTCAACGGGTCGTTCAAGTTCGACGCCGTGTCCAACGGTGGCGAGCTCAAGAACGCCGCCGCGAACGACGAGAAGCGTGAGATCAGTGCTTCCACCTACGGGATCATGACCTCGGTCACCCGTACGGACCTGATCAACGACGACCTCGGGGCGCTCACGGCGGTTCCGCAGCGGATCGGCCGCGGCGGTGCCCTGAAGCTCAACGACGTGTTCTGGGCCGAGTTCGTGGACGACGGTTCGTTCTTCACGAGCGGCCGGAACAACCTGCGGGCTGGTTCGCACGCCCTGAGCGTGGCCAACCTCAAGGCCCTGGCCACGAGCTACCGGAAGCTCAAGGATCCCGACGGCAACCCCGTCGCGGTCGAGCCCCGGATCCTGCTCGTGCCGCCGGACCTCGAGCTGACGGCCGCCGAGATCATGGGCAGCACGCTGCTCCACAGCGCCACGGCGGCTGCCGGCGGCGTGCCGGAGCGGAACGTGATGGCCGGTCGGTACGACGTCGTGTCCTCGGTGTACCTCACCAACACGACCGACTACTACCTGCTTGCCTCCCCGGCGGACCTGCCGGTCATGGAGGTGGCGTTCCTCAACGGGCAGCAGAGCCCGGTGGTGGAGACGGCCGAGGCCGACTTCAACACGCTCGGCGTGCAGATGCGTGGCTATTTCGACTTCGGCTGTGCGAAGGCGGAGTACCTCGCCGGCGTGAAGTGCGACTCGGCGGCGTGAGCCTGATGACATCGTGACCGGCGGGCGGGAGTCGTGCCCGCCCGCCGGATTCCTCCCAACCAACTCCTGATCGAAAGGTTTCTGACATGGCTTCGACCGTTTCTCAAGGTGACTACCTCGACCACACGCCGGCCTCGGCCGTGGCTGCTGGCGACGTGGTGGTCATGGGCTCGATCGTGGGCGTTGCTCCTCGGCCGATCGCCGCCGGCAAGACCGGCGTCGTGTCGATCGAGGGCATCGTCGAGATGCCGTGTGCGACCGGTGCGACCGGTGCCCAGGGCTCGGCGATCAGCTGGTACGCGACCTCGGGCGTGGCGCATGCCTCGACCGGCACCGCGGCCGGCTATCTCGCCAAGGCTCGGGCGGCTGCCGACACCTCCGTGCTCGTGCTGCTCGACCGCTGATCGCTGTCCAGGCTCGCTCCCTCCGCAACCCCCCGCTGACGCGCCATCGCTTCCTGCGCGTCGCGGGGGCGTTGTGGGCGGGGCCGTGGAGGTAACCCGTGCCCGACATCCTGGCAGACGGTGCGTCGTGGCTGGCGGGGCAGCTCAAGGCTGTCGCCTCCCGGCCGGTGATCTTTGTCCGTGGCAGCTCTGCCATTGAAGTGTCGGCCACGGTCGGCATGAGCTCGTTCCAGGCAGCCGACCAAAACGGCGTGCTCGAGCAGTTTGAGAGTCGGGACTTCATCATCGACGTAGCGGATCTGCCGTTTGGCGAGCCGCAACGTGGCGACAAGGTGGTCGAGACGATTGACGGCATCGCTATCACCTATGACGTCAGCACGCCTCGCGGTATGCCGCTCTGGCGGTACGGCGATGCGTTTCGGCGCACGGCCCGGATTCACACCGTCCAAAGCGACAGCGGCGTGACGTACATCACCACCGAGGACGGCGACCTGCTGATCGCCTAGCCATGCCATTCTTCTCGCTACCGACGGGCGGTTCGCCAGTGCTGGCCGGCAGCGGAGCCCCCACGGGCTCGCTGGGCAATGTCGGTGACGTGTTCATCGACAAGACGGGCCGATACCTCTATGGGCCGAAGGAACTTTCCGGCTGGCCGAGCGGGCCGGTGGATTTGAGCAATGGGCCCACGGGCAGCACCGGCCCCGCATCCACCGTGACTGGGCCCACCGGGGCTGCGTCCACCGTGACCGGGCCAACCGGGTCTGCGTCCACAGTGACGGGTCCAACGGGCACCTCCGTCACCGGCCCAACTGGCCCTTCCGTAACCGGGCCAACCGGACCTACGGGAAGCACTGGCTCAGCATCGACGGTGACCGGGCCAACTGGTGCCTCGGTCACTGGCCCTACGGGCCCGGCCTCGACCGTTACTGGACCCACCGGGGCTGCATCGACTGGGCCAACAGGGTCATCCGTAACTGGACCGACGGGCGCTGCGTCTACAGTGACGGGTCCAACGGGTGCCTCTTTGACGGGCCCGACTGGCGCAGAGTCAACCGTCACAGGGCCAACAGGCCCATCGGGCGGCCCCACGGGCCCTGCCTCTACCGTGACCGGTCCTACGGGCAGCGTTGGAGGGTTTGCTGACGCCCAGGCAATCAACGCCCAGACGACCGGCTACACGCTGGCTCTGTCGGACGCCGGCAAGCTCGTCACGCTCAACGACACCACTGGCACGCTGCAAGTTGTGATACCGGCCGCAGCCTCCGTGGCGTTCCCGACTGGCACGCATGTTGACATTGCCAGGCTGGGCGACGCGGCCGTCTCGGTCACCGGAGCGACAGGCGTAACGGTCAATGCGACTCCTGGTGCGTCACTGCGGGCCAAGTATTCAGCCGGCACTGCAATTTTGTACCAGGGCGACACATGGCTCGTCGTCGGAGACTTGTCATGAGGTGCAAGGCTGGAATGTTTTCCCGATTTGTAACCAGCCATGCGCTGTTGCTGCATTTCGACGGCAGCAATAATTCCACGTCGATCACTGACTCTTCGCCAGACAGCTTGTCGCTGACGGCATCGGGCAATGCCGTGATCAGCACGGCCGAAAGCAAGTTTGGCGGCGCGAGCCTCGCCCTTGATGGCGACGGCGATTATGTGTCCACGACTGCACCAATCGAACTCGGCAGTGGCGACTTCACAATTGAGGCGTGGGTGTTTGTGGATTCTGAGTCTTCTGGTACGCGGCCGATTGCCTCTGCCTACGACCTAGCGCCGACCCCGACGCCGTTTGCAAAATGGCTGTTTTATGTTGCTGGCGACGAAACTCTATCGTTTCTCGCTGAAAATGCCGGGCAAAACCAGTGGACGCTCCAGTGCGTTGGCGCGGAGGTTCCGACTGATCAGTGGGTTCACGTCGCAGTGACTCGCAGCAATGGCAGTCTGCGTCTGTTTGTTGATGGGGTCGAGGATACACCTTCTGTCACAAACGCTGACCTAAACATTCCGTCGGCAGACATTACGGCCGTTGGCAAACTTGTTGAAAACGGGGCGGGTGCCGCACATTTCGCCGGCTACATCGATGAGTTTCGCATCGTCAAGGGCAAGGCGATCTTCACCGGCAACTTCACGCCACCGACGGTGGCCTACACCTAACGCATCACCATGGCCCTCCGACGTATCACGCAGCTGCCGCTCGACACCGCCGTCACGGGACCGGACGTGGTGCCGATCGTCTCGGACGGGGCGACGAAGCGCGTCACACTGACGACGCTTGCGGGATTTTTTTCAGCAGCTGGCGTGACTGGCCCCACTGGTGCGGCTGGCGTCGGTAGCACCGGGCCCACGGGGTCCGCAGGCGTCGGCGTCACTGGTCCTGCCGGCGCGGCTGGCGTAGGCAGTACCGGGCCAACGGGTGCGGCGGGATCTGCTGGGGCCGCCGGTAGCACGGGGCCGACCGGCGCGGCTGGCGGCGGTGCCGTCCGCAGCGACACGGTGTCGAACGTCTCGTATCTCGGTCGCGCCCTGCCTGGCAGCGCGACGAGCGCGAGCGTGTGGACGATCCGCCGAACCACAGTTGCCGCCGCTGGTACGGTGACGACGGCGACCGCCACCAACGTCAAATGGGACGACCGACTTACCACTTCCTACAGTTGAGGATCAGATGAACGCCACCACGCCCGTGACCATCAACGGCCAGACCTACCCGGTGTGGCAGATTTCGCTCGCCATCTCGCAGACGCTGCGGGCCGATGGCTCGCAGCCGATCTCGTTCGCGCTGCGATGCGTGCCGTCCCGCGTCGCGGACGACGGCACGGTATCGACGCTGGACTCGGCAGCGGTGACGGTGCTGCGGGGCAGCGAGACAGAGATCAGCGACCCCGTGGAGCAGGCGGCGTTTGCAGCCGTGCAGCAGGCAGTGGTGGGCTACCTCGTCGCCAGGGGGCTGTGAGAGATGGCTACCTACTACGCCCGCAAGGCGGGCAATATCGACGCGAACGACGTTTGGGCGACGACGCCTAGCGGCGCGGCGGGTGCGGTGACATTTGCGAGCGGCGATGTGCTGGTCGCCAATTCGTTCACCGTCACCGTCAACGTGACCACCGACCTGGGCGCGACAGGCGAGGTGCGTAACGACACCACGGGGGGCGCGACAAACGGTGGATCGTTCTCGTTGAGTAACGGCGTCACGCTGACGGCAAGCATCATCAGCGGCACGGCCGCGAGTACGGCGTGTGCGACACTTGCCAGCACGGCGAGTGCGACGATTGTTGGCAACATCACGGGCGGGCCTTCTGGCGGGTCGTCTTCGCACGGACTGACCCACAGCGGCACGGGAACGCTGACTGTCACGGGCAACGTGACGGGCGGTGCAAGTTCGACTTCACACGGGATCAACGCCACCTCGTCGGGAGCGGTTGTTATTACGGGAAATGTAACTGGCGGTTCTGCCACATTTGCAAGAGGAGTGTTTGGTGGCAGCGGCCCAATTACGATCACAGGGAATTGCGTTGCCGGGTCTGCTGGCGAGTCCGAGGCATTGCGGGTTAGCAGCGGAACGGCAAACGTGACGGGCATTGCAACCGGCGGCGGCGCACCATGTATCGTAGTCAACGGGTCTGCTGCCGTGACGCTGGCGGGCACCGCTGTCGGAGGCGCAAATCCAGGCTTTAGTGTTACCACATCCGGCACCGGCGCAAACACCGTTACCAGGGCCAAGGGCGGCGCATCGTCAACGAGCGGAGTGGGCGTGGCGCAGGCCGGCAACGGCGTCGTCAGCGTCCAAGAGGTCGAGTGGGGTGACCTCGGCGCTTCGCCAACCAGCGGCGCGATCCGGTTTACAGCGAACACCAGCAACGTCGCCCTGATCTACGTTCCGTCAGCGGCGAAGAAAACGCTTGTCGATGCGAACGCCAGCAACGTGATGCCCGCCGCGAACAATGTCCGCAGCGGCGTGGTCTACAACGGCGGCAATTCCACCGGCACCTGTGCCGTGCCAGGGGCCGCGAGCGTGCTGGTCGGCGTGGCCGTAGACGCAACTGTCGGCACGGCGGCCGTGGGTTCCGCAGACATCGAGGCCGGCTGTGCGGCGGCGCTGTCGGCGTTCTCGTCGGGCAGGCTGGCGAACGTCGCCACTGTGGCGAGTACCGGGCAGCAAATCGCGGATGCGTTGAGCCAGTGATGGCGGTTGACGCACTGGTTAGCGTCATGCCATGGAGCACGACTTCGCGCTATCCATCCACGCCTACTACGCCGGCGAGCTCGACACGGGCCGCAGGGCCTGCGAGCGACTGCTGTCGTCGCCGCTGCCCGAGGCCACCGAGCACCTCGTGCGGTCCAATCGCACCTGGTACACGCCGACACTGGACACCCTCGTGCCCGTCCTGCCGGTGCGGATCGACGTGCCGCCGGCCGAGCCCGGCTGGTCCACGTTTAATCCGACGCTGATCCGCCACGCCGGGCAGCTGCTGGCGATCGTGCGGTCGAGCAACTACCAGATCGTCAATGGCCAGTACCAGATGCCGGCGGCCGACGGCGGGCAGATCCGCACCCGGAACCAGCTCGTGCGATTCACCGGCGAGCTCGGCGTTGTGGATTGCCGCACGATCACGGACCCGGACTATCCCAGGAGCGGCTACGTCGTCACTGGCCTCGAGGACTGCCGGCTGCGGCATACCCAAACGGGTATAGGCGTGTCGGCCACCGTGCGAGACGTGGCACCGTTTACGGACGGGCGTTGCCGGATTGCAGCGGCCGACCTGGACGTGGACACGGCGACGCTGGCAAACCTCAGGGTGCTCGACAGCCTGGCCACGCCGGGCGACGAGAAGAACTGGATGCCGATCGAGGGCCGTGGCGGCTGGCTCTACGGCAGCCACATCAACGGCCACGTCGTCACGGTGGACGACGACCCGACGCTGCCGGGCGCATGGCAACTCTGCCGCCGGTCGCCGTCGCCCGTCCTCGCGCGTGGCTTCCGCGGCGGCTCGCAGCTTGTGCCGTTCCGTGATGGCTGGCTGTGCTTGATTCACGAGGTGGCGATCGTCGATGCAGGCCACAGAGCCTACGAACACCGGTTCGTGTGGTTTGACAATTGGCTGCGGCTCGCGCGGGTGTCGCCGCCGTTCACGTTCCAGGTCCACCGAGCGATCGAGTTTGCAGCCGGGCTGGTAGCCGACGGCGACCGTGTGATCGCGTCGTATGGCGTGCGTGACGCCGAGGCATGGCTGGCGGAACTGAGGGCCGACGACGTATGGCAGCTACTCTCGTCACCGGCTACGTGAGGCTCGACAGTGTCCACCGGCCGCACGACCGCTACGCCAAACTCGGCCGCCGGCTCCTGGGCCTCGGGCAGCCCGGCGTCGCCTATTACGACGGGCCCGAAAAAGACCTCGTGTCGTGCATCACGACCAAGGTGCGGCCGACTTCGCTTAAACGCTGCTGGCTGCACGGCCCGGCCGTCGGGGCCCAGCCGCCGCACGGCGACCCGGTCAAAGACACGGTCGCCTATTGCGTGGTGCAGCACCAGAAGTCGCAGTGGCTGGCCGATGCCGCCGCAATTGTCGATTCGGACCTGCTGGTCTGGATCGACTTCGGCATCTTCCATCTGCCGCAGGTGACGGACGACCTGGTCATGGATTACCTCGACGTGATCAACGACACGGCACCACGGGACAAGATCACCGCCCCGCAGGCGTGGCCGCTCACCGGTCGCCCGCTCATCGACTGGTCGAAGCCGGCGTGGTATCTGCTCGGCGGCGTCATGGTCATGCCCACGGTGCTGTCGGGCTGGTTCCACGACAAGTGCGTCCAGTACGCCACGCTGCAACTTGAGAGCACGGGCCGGGCGACGTGGGAGGTCAACACCTGGGCGGCCATTGCCCGGGACAACCGCAACCGGTTTGCCTTCTACCAGGCCAACCACGACGAGACGATCTTCAGCGGGTACACGCCATGAAAGCCATGGCCGTCACCGGCTTCGTACACAACCCGTTCCCGGCCCGGCATCTGACCCAGGGCCAGTGTGCCGACCTGGGCGGCCGGCTGCGGGACGCCCTCGGCGTCCGCCTGCACACGTTCCAGGCAGCCCGCCTCGAGGACTGCTGGGCTCACCGGCTGCTCAGGGAAAACCCCGCGCTCATGCCGTCGTGTGCCAGCCCGCCGGCCGACCGGTTCCACGAGCCGGCCGACATGACCAAAAGCAACGTCGTGCTGTTGCAGCGGTACGAGTGGATGCGACGGGCGGCCGAACTCTACCCGGACGTCGATGTGTTTGCCTGGGTCGAATACACGGTTCTCAAGCAGCGAAACGTCACACCCGACGTGCTGCGGTCGTTCATGGACGCCCTGGAGCAGCACCCGTGCGACTCGGTCACGCTGCCGGGCTGCTGGCCCAAAGGCGTAATTAACGACGCTGACGCTCACTGGCGTTTCGTGGGCTCGTGCTGGGTGTGCCCACGGCACCTGATTGGGTCGGTGTTCGATGCGGTCGAGACGGTGGCCAGCCTGCGGACCAGGCTCACGGGCCGCCTGTCGTGGGACATGAACACGATGGCCTACGTCGAGCTGCTCGACGTGCTGCCGGTGCGCTGGTATCCGGCGGGCCACGACGAAACGCAATTCACGCACTACGGGAGATGGTGATGACGCTGCTCTGTGACCTGGCCGACAAGCACCAGACTGACAAGGGTGGCCGCTCGACGACCTACGGCGGCGTTGCTGGCGACACCTGCCACAACTACACGCCGGCCTACGACGAGATGTTCGGCAACCGGCGCAACGCCGTGCGAAGGGTGCTCGAGGTCGGCGTTAACGCCGGATGCTCGCTCCGAATGTGGGAGGAATACTTCCCGTTCGCCACGATCGTCGGGCTCGACATCCGCCGCGAGGTGCTGTTCACGGCCGGGCGGATCCAGTGTCACTACGCCGATCAGGGCAGCGGTGCGTCGCTCCTGGCCGCCGTGGAGGACGCAGGCGGCGGCCCGTTCGACCTCATCATCGACGACGGGTCACACGAGGACTGGCACCAGATCGTGACGGCGGAAACGCTGCTTCCGTTCGTGGCCCCCAGCGGGGCGTTTGTCATCGAAGACATTGAGATCGACTGCCGGCCCGAGCTGCTCGCGGCCCGGATTCAGATGCCGCCCGGTTTCGCCTGGCGGCCGGTCGCATGCGGCGTGGGCATCGGCAAGGCGCGGTGCCACCCGGCGTGCCGGTTCTGCGGTGGCGCGGCCGGCGAAACGCTCATCGTGTTTGAGAGGCTGCCGTGAAGATCGGCGTCTACGCCTTGGCTCGCAACGAGGCGAAGCACGTCGCCGACTGGGCGGCCTCGTGCCAGGAGGCCGACGTGCGGGTGGTCACCGACACCGGCAGCACCGACGGCACGGTGGAGGCCCTGGAGGCGGCCGGCGTGACCGTGGCCCGTGGCAACGTCGTGCCGTGGCGGTGGGACGACGCTCACAACCTGTCGCTCTACCACCTGCCGGCCGACGTGGACGTGTGCGTCCGCCTCGACCTCGACGAGCGGATTCAGCCTGGCTGGCGGCAAGCGATTGAGCGGGCGTGGACGGGCGGTACCAACAACCTCCACTACCGCTACGTCTGGTCGTGGCAGGCTCCTGGCGTGCCTGGCCTGTGGTTTCACTCCGACCGAGTTCACGCTCGACACGGGTTCCGCTGGTCCCAGGCGACCCACGAGGGCCTGACGTGCTGGGCCGGCGAAAAGGTGGCGGTGTTCGCCGAGGGACTGGAGATCCACCACCACCGTGACACGGGCAAGAAACACAAGACGGACCTCGAGCTCCTGCGGGTGGCGGTGCGTGAGGCTCCACACGACCCGCGCCCGCTCTGGTATCTGGCCCGGGAGGAGGAGTGGGCCGGCTGCCCGGAGGCTGCGGCCACGTTTGCGGCCTACCTCGCCATGCCCCACGGGCAGGCGACCGAACGGGCCTATGCCTACCGGGCCATGCACCGGCTGACGGGCGAGGAGCAGCACCTGCACGCTGCCGCTAAGGCGGCCATCGGCGAACCCGACGCCTGGCAGCAGCTCGCCCTGTGCCACTACCGCCGGCAGGAGTGGGAACAGTGCTACGGGTTTGCCCAGCAAGCCATCGCATCCGAGTGGCCGAGCACCCACGCAACGGATCCGCTGGCCAAAGGCAAGGCGTACGACCTGGCGGCGGTGGCCGCCTGGAACCTCGGAAACAGGCCCGAGGCCCTCACCCTGGCCCGGCAAGCGTTGGCATCATGTCCTGACGACCCGCGACTCGTGGCGAATGTCACGAACATGGAGCGGATCCTAGAGGTGGCGGCATGAGTTCGATGCTCAAGGATCTCGCCGACGCTCTGGCTGACGGCCTGGCCGACGCCGAGTATTCCAGCGTCGATACTCAGCCCACCGTGCAGCGGGTCAACTGGCCGAGCTACGACGTTGAGGACATGGCCGACCCGGTCGTGGCCGTGACGCCTGGCTCCGACACGATCGAGCGGGTGGATCGCACCCAGCACCAGCACGACTACACGGTCAACGTGTTCGTCGGCCGCCACGCGCCGACGGACGCCCTGGCCGACGAAATGCTCGAGCTCGCCGAGGAGATCGTAGACACGATCCTCGCCCACTCCTGGGGCGCGGTGCAGTTCCCCACGGGCGTGACGAGCCCGCAGGCCATCACGATCGACATCAACCCAGACGAGGCCCTCCAAGAACGCAACGTCTGGCGGGCGGTCATCACGGTCACCTACCGGACGTTCCGCTGATGGCACGACCACGGTCGGCTGAGACGCAGGCTCGCCTGGTGCTGAAGGCCAGGATGAAACGGCAATACTTCGACACGGCCAGAGTGCGGAAGCAACTGGCCCGTGCCAACTACGAAGCATTGCGAAAGGCTGGATTGGACGTCAAAGAAGCTGCCAAGCGTGGCATCGGGCAGGTGGCACCGGCACGAACAAAAGCCGGGCGCAAGGCGGTCAAGGCAGGTGCCATCGTGGAGTTCGTCGGCGGTCTCTACCAAGACCTGACCATGATGGGCAGTGGCAAGCCACGGCCGGCTGGCAAGCCAATCAAGTCGTGGGCACCCAAGCGGTTTGCCTACCGTGACATCCGTGATATCTGGGACGACGGCCGCAAAAGCATCGTGATCGGTGCGGAGAATGCCCATTGGCTGGCGCGGCTCCACGAGTTCGGCGGGTCGCTCGTGCTCCGGGCGTACCGCATCGGCGTCGGGGCCGCCCGCAATGCCTACCTGCGGCGACGGGGGTTCCGTGGCCAAGGCCGTGACGAGCGTGGCCGGTTCACCTCCAACGTGGCCCGTGGCAACCAGTACGAATACGGTGCCCTGATCTGGTCCAACAAGCCGCTCAAGAGCAAACGCAACTGGGAAGCCACCTCGATCACGAAAGTGGCTCGCTACCCGGCCCGGCCCTACATGCAGGGGGCCGCCGGCGTCCAGAAGGTCGTGGCCCGCATCCGTGAGCGGTTCCGCAACACGCTCCGCAAGGCCGGCTAGCCCGGGCCACACCCCCTGCGGTCGCCCTGCCAAGCGTCCTATTCTCGGCAGCACACCCCCGCACACTCGGAGAGGCTCATGGCCATCACGCTGGGCAAAGACGTCACGATCACCGGGCTCACCGGTGCCCGCACGATCACGCTCAACAACACCGCCAACGAGATCGACGTGACCTCGTTTGCAGACGGCTCGGCCGGCTTTCGCAAGTTCAAGAAGGCCCTCATCGAGCAGACGATCGAGGTGGAGTGCGTCGATTCCCCGGGCGTCAGTATCGGGGCCTCGTTCACGCTGACCGACACGGGACTCGCCACCAACAACGGGGTCGAGTACGTCGTGACCAACATTGCCCGCGGCGAGCCGATCGACGGCATCCAGACGTTCACGGTGTCGGCGTCCCGCTTCAAGACTCAGACCTGACGAAAGGAACCACGATCCATGGCCATTGCTCTCGGCAAGGACGCATCCGCTCCTCCGTTCGGCACCGACATCATCTCGGCGACGTTCACCGAGGAGGTGGAGGTCATCGACGTCACCAACCGCACCAACGCCAGCGGCTCAACCGGCAGCCCGGGCTACCGGGCGTTCGACGCTGGATTCAAGTCGCAGACGTGGGAGATCGAGTGCCACGACGCCTCGGGGCTGATCACGGCCTTGGAGAGCAACACGCCGACCAACAGCTTCCTCGTGATGAACGTCGTGGAGAACGCTGCCATCGACGGAGCGGTCACGTACACCGTCACCTGCCGGCGGGGCTGATCCCGTGGCGATCACCCTCGGCAAAGACTGCACCGTCTCGGCCGGCGGAAACGTCGCCAGTGCGCGGAACGTCACGTTCTCCTCTTCGGCCCGCACGATTGAGGTCGAGGAGTTCGGCAGCCGTTACTCGACGGTCTACACGACCGGCTACGAGCAGTCGGTGTCGATCGAGTTCAACGATTCAGCCGACGCCACTGGCCTTATCACGGCTCTGGAGGAAGGCACGCAGATCACCGTCTCGGGCGGTGCCGCTGGCTGGTCGTTCCCGGCTGTCGTGACAGGCGTGTCGGAAAACGATTCGATTGACGGCGTGGCTACATTCACGGTGGAAGCGCGGCGAACCCGAGGGGGGCTGCGATGAAAGAGTTCAAGGACGACGAAGGCCGCCCGTGGCGGCTGGCACTGACGGTGGCCTCGGCCATCCGAGTGCGGGACATGGTGACCGTCGAGACGGACGAGCTCGACGACAACGGCGAGACCACCGGCCGCCGCAGGAGCGAGCCGTTCGACCTGGTCAACGTCGGCACGATCAGCCAGACGTTTCAGGTGTTGCGTGGCCAGTTCGCCAAGATTGGCGAAATTCTCTACGCCATGCTGATCAAGCAGGTAGAAGAGAAGAAGCTGACGAAGGAAGAGTTCCTCGAAGGGCTGCGAGGCGACGCGCTTGATGCGGCGGCCCGGGCCTTGGAGCAGGAGCTCGTCGATTTTTTCCCCCTGCGGCTGCGAAAGATGGTCGGCCTGCTCGCAGCCAAGATGGACGAAATGTCCGTCGAACTGATGGACAGGGCCGAGGCCGGGCTGGCGGGGATCACGGCGGCGGATCTACCTGGGATGCCATCTGGGAAGCCGCCGGAATCCTCGGAGTCCACCCCGGAAAGTGGACTCTCCGACAACTCATCGCCGCCCGCCAAAGCCGCTTAGAGCACGACTGGTGGCACACGGCAAACCTGATCTGCACGCTCGCCAACCTGCACCGAGACAAGAACAAGCCCGCCCAAGAGCCGTCGAAGTTCCATCCGTTCGCCAAGAAGAAGCCCGCCCGCCAGGCCACGCCTGAAGAAATCGCCAAGCTGCTCGGACCCAACTGGCATGAGGTGAAAACGTGAGTGCCGGTCGGATTCGCCAAGGCGGTGTATTTGTCGAGATCGGGGCGGATGCCCGGCAGTTCTTCGCTGCGCTGAACAAGGTGCAGAAGGAGGTGGCCCGGGTCGGACAGGCGATGACCTCGATGGGCTCACGCATGGCCGGCATCGGGGCGGCCATCGGTGCGCCCATCGCTTTGGCTGCTCGCCAGTTTGCCGGATTCGACGACGCCATCCGGCTCACGGGCGCTGTCAGCGGTGCGACTGGGGCCGACTTGCAAATGCTGAACGACCGGGCCCGCGAGCTCGGTGCCACCACTTCGTTTACGGCCATTCAGGTGGCCACGCTCATGGGCGAGCTCGGCCGGGCTGGCTTCAAGCCCGACGAGATCAACGCCATGACTGGTGCGGTGCTCGACTTGGCGAGGGCTACCGGCACCGACGCTGCACTTTCGGCTGGAATCATGGCTGCGACCTTGCGGCAGTTCGGCTTGGGGGCGACCGATGCCACCCGGGCTGCCGACGTGCTGACGGCTGCGGCAAATTCCACGTTCAACACCGTCGAGGGCCTGGGTGAATCGCTGAAATACGCCGGACCGGTCGCCAAGTCTCTTGGCATGAGCCTTGAGGACACGGCAGCCATCCTTGGCGTGCTCGGAAACGTCGGCATTCAGGGCAGCGAGGCCGGCACGGCCCTGCGGCGATTGTCGGTCATCTCGGCCGGTGCTGGCGAAGAATTGCAGAAGCTGTTTGGCGTCAGCAACACGGATGCGGCCGGCAACCTGAAGCCGCTTGTTGACATCTTGGACGAGATCAACAAGGTCACGGCCGGGATGCCGGTTGCCGAACGCACCAGACGGATGGCCGAGGCGTTTGGGCTGCTCGGCATCACCTCGGCCAATGTGCTGTCGTCGTCGGCTGAAGGCGTTCGCGGCCTTGCCGATCAATTGCGGGCAGCCGGCGGCACCGCCGCTCGTACGGCCAAGGAAATGGACGCTGGCCTCGGCGGGTCAATGAGGATCCTGCTGTCCGCGATTGAGGGCACCGCTCTGGCGATTGGCGATGCGTTGGCCCCGTCGCTACAGCAAGCCGCCAAGTTTGCTGAGCAGACTTCCACGGCCATCACGTCGTTCGTCAAACGCCACCAGGAGCTAGTCGTCAGCGTGGCCAGCGGCGTGGCCGGCTTCGCCGCCGCAGGCGTAGCCATGTTGGCGATGGGCCACGTCGTGAGCATGGTGGCGTCTGTGTTTGGAACGCTGCTCATGGCATCCAAGGCCGTCGTCGCGCCGTTGTTTGCCATCGTGGCCACCGTGTCGTCGATGATCATGTCGTTCGCCGCCGCAGTGGCTGGCATACTGGCGTATTCGGCCACCTCGATCGCGGCGGCAGCGGCCAGTGGTGCGGCATGGGTAGCGGCTCACGCGCCGCTCGCCATCCTTCTTGGGCTTATCGCCGCTCTGGGCGTGGCGGCGTTCAACCTTGTGGGCGGGTTTGATGGCTTGTCTGCCAGCATTCGCCAGGGCGTGGCATCGGCAGCGACCGATGCGTCTGTGGTGCTATCTGACCTGGGCCGTGTGGCTAAAACGACGATGCAGGGCGTTTACGACTCTATCGTGGCCGGCGACCTCGAGGGGGCCATGGCCATCGCGCTCAAGGGCCTGCTGGCGGCGTGGATCCGTGGTACGAGCGCCCTGCAAGGCAAGATCGACGGGTTCTTTGCGTTCATCAAAAACAGTGCTGACGCCGCAGCGACGATTGCCAGCAATCCGCTCATTGCCTTTGATGCGATCCAAAGCCCGGAAATTGTCGCCGATCGTCGGGCGTTGCAGCGTCGGCAGGACGCGCGGCTCAATCAAGTCACGGCCGACCAACTGTCGCGTGATGCCAAGGCGGTAGACGCGGAGAACGACCTGCGGAACATGACCCGAGATGCGGACCTGACTCGCACGCTGCGTGGCCAGGCGGATGGCGTGATCACTAGCGTTGGCAACGCTGGCTCAATGCAGCAGTTAACTGATTTGGCCGACGAGTTCTTCACGCTCAAGGAAACCGGCCGGCTGGCTGCTGAACAGCAGCAGAAGTATGCCGACGCTGTGGACGCCGCCACGGAACGACTCAACGACCGTGGGTCGCCTGTTGTGGACGCAGGAACGCCAGCCGGCGGTCCCGGCGTTCCGCCACCGCCACCGCCGCCAGATCCGGCCGCCCTGCAGCGAGCGGCCATGGCCGCCGCCGCAAGCCAAGCCGAAGTGGCCGGAACGTTTTCGGCCGACGCCGTTGGCGGCATGGGTTTTGGTTCGTCGCTGCAGCAGAAGCAGCTAGAAGAGCTCAAGGGTATTCGCGAAGAGGTCAAGAAACTAAACGACGACGGAGCCGTGGCCGCCTAATGCCTACCTTCACTTGGGTCGAAGACCAGTCGAGTCGGTCCGCATCCATCGTCCGCAAGGGACGCAAGGCGACGTCCAACTACAAAAAGTCGTGGAAGATCTTCGGCTCGTCCGACGACTTGGCCATCCACTCCGACATCGACCGGACGCTGTGGTCGGAGTACCTGTTCTGGGAATACCCTGGCCAGCCCGAGAACCAGCTGCACCTCGACCACTACACGCTGGAATATCTCGGTGACGAGGCGTGGCAGCTCGAGGCCACCTACATCAAGGAAGGTGCCGAGGATCCCAGTAGCGACGGTGGCGGCGGTGGTGACGGCAGCGGCAACGGGTTCCGCCGCAGCCGGTCGTTTGACACCAGCGGCCAGACGTCGCACATGACGCAGGCGATCGCCGTTCCGCCAGATACTGGGGAGCGCCGCTACCCGTTTGCCGGGCAAAACGCTGCCCCGTCTATGTCAGGCACCATTGGCGTGGATGGCAATTCAGTTCAAGGCGTTGATATTGTTGTCCCGTCGCTGCAATGGACCGAGAATTATGACGTACCTGCCCGGTACGTTACGACGTCCTACATCAAATCGCTTTCTCGGGTGACTGGCACTGTCAACAGCAAACCGTTTCGTACGTTCCCGGCTGGCGAGGTGTTGTTCCTTGGTGCGTCGGGATCGCACGAGTGGGATGCGGAAAAGGGCGACGGCCCGTGGAGCCTCACTTACAAGTTTCTTGCCAGCCCAAATGCAGGCGGTGGGCAGACGCTTCCCAGTCTTACTGTGGGCAATATTTCTGGAGTGGAAAAAGAGGGCCACGAGTACCTGTGGGTGCGGTACGAGGACGACGTCTCCGACTCCACGCTCGTCAAGGTGCCAAAGCACGTCTACGTGAATCGGGTGTACCGTGACGCCGACTTCGCCGACCTCGGCATTGGCACTGGAGTCGGTGGCTAATGCCTCGCCAAGACGGCCGTATTGAGCAAGGGCAGTCGCTAAAGTCAGCGATCTCGGCCCGGGCGTGGAACCGCGCTCAGGATGCGGCAGACATTGTGCTGGGGCAGCGGTATGGACTCAAGGAAGGCACTGGCGCTGTCGCTGGCCCATCCGCTTTAGTTGTGCCATGTCTTGTGTCCACATCTGCACCTGACGTGAGCGTTGGCCACGTCGTCAAAATCACGTCTTCAGGTGTGACCCGTGTGCCAACTTCGCTAGCGCCCACAGCTATGGCCCGCGTCAGCTCGTTGCAAGGCGAAGTCATTGAGGCGGTGTCGCTCGACAACTACCCCAATGCAAAAGTGCAACTCGGCGTAATCGTGGGTGGCGTGACGATGCCTACGCCGCAGGCGAGTCGCATTGTGCAGGTGTGCATTTCCGGCTTGTGCGTGGCGCGGGTGCGGTCCAGGGCGGGGGTGTTCCTGCAAGGCCCGGTCGTCAGAGGCGACGACGACGCCGACGACTTGGTTGGTGCGGCTGAGTCGTGCACCTGCGGGAGCCAGAGGATTATCTACTACCTTGGCAACGTGCCAGGCTCCGATGTCGTGCAGTTTGCGGCGGTGCTGCTGTGAGCGATTGCTGCGGGTGCGAGTGCGGCGTCGAGTCGTTCTCGGTCAGCGTCAGCCCCGTTTCGACGGACCCACGCGCGCAGGTGCGAGGCGACATCAATGGAGAATTCGATTCCGTTCGCCCGGTGGAGTGCGTCATCCACGCTGACTGGTGCTCGCATCGGCCGACGAAAGCACTGATGCACGTCGGTGCGAGCGAATTCACCACAGCAAACGGCACTGTGCGAGCATTCGTCGAAAGCACTCGTGACTTTGCAAAATACGTCTACGCCGAAGTCAGAGTAGAAGGCTATGTGGAGTTTCCGGTCCTCACGGTCAAAAATCATTTTTCAGACGGCACTACGCAGCGCGTGGCAACGTACACGCCGACGTTCGGGACGAACACGGGCAGTTTCGTGTTCACGCCACGCAATTCCCAAGACAACGATGCCTATACAACAGCAGCCTGGCCGCTGTCTGATTACACGGCAGCCGTCGTGGATGATGGAGTTGAATTTGGCACTGGGTACATAGCAGACAATAGGTTTATTGGTTCCCGTCTCACTGTTGCGTGCGGCTACCGCTATGAAGGCGTGGACACGCAAATTGCAGGTTTCATGCTGCCGTCTAGCGTGCATGGATTTAGGCACCAATACGGCACATCCAGCACTGATTTCTTACCGACGCTATCGAAATCGTTTCCACGCACGACGATCTGCATCGGGTGCGACTGGAACGATATTGCCAACGCCAATGCCGACGAGAACGCCACTGTACGATGCGGGCTTGAGGTGGTCGCTGAACCAGGGCCAATACCTGGTCAAGATCGCATCGCAACCGCCTCGACCTTTGGATACTTCTCGTTTCCGTTTGAGGTTCCGCGATGGTTGTTCGTAGACGAGTCGTCCGAAGCCACGCCGCCGCCATTCGACTTGCACCGGTTTTGCGGTGCAGCCGCTGACGCTACGACGGTGACTGTCCCGAAACGATTCAGTCCGCCGATTAGTGGATCTTCCTATTGGGAAAGCGGCGACTCAACTGCTCCAAGCGTTGGCGGAATGTCGTTGCACGTCACCTGCGCCGCCGACCACGCTAACGTGATCGTGGACCCTGACGAGTCCGAAGACGTGGCGACCGTGCCCTACACGGCAGTGAGGAACGGTGGCGGACCAGTGACTGAAAGTGACCCGTTTTTTGTTCGACGACCGGACCTTACTGGCCGCGTTTCTAACACCGTTGCCAACGCCGACGCATGGCACGCGACCCACCTCGTGAGGCGCGATTCGCTACTGGCAACCCGCCAGGCACTGCATAACTTGCAGCTAGAATTCGTGGAGGCATCGTCGCCCATCGGGCCAGTTGTCAGGCAAGGTGTATTTGCCAACACGCCGAACGAATTTCCGATGAGAACTTGGTGGGTAGGACAGCGTGATAAAGGGTTCCCAGGTAGTCTCGCTGCGTTGGCCGGCGAGGGGCCACGGTTTTATTTTGACGTACTGTCTGACGAAGATGCTTTCAATCTGTGGATAGACACGGAAGACGAGTTTCGGCCGCCCGATATGTGGTTCTGGAATTCAACTGCTGGCCTGCACACACTGACGCCGTTTGTCGGAGATCGTGCGCTATTCCCAAACGCATACCACAAGCATTACGGGTCAGCGCATCGTACGTTCTCGAATAGCATCGAACAACCCAGCTACCTGGATATTGAGTTCGCACGCGGCGTTGGCTTTGTAAACGGGGAGCGAGTCGGGCTATTTACTGACAGTGCTTGGGAGGAACACCAGGCAGTCGCGTGCCCGCTTCGCAAGTCTGATTACCGCATCGCCTGGTCCGTGCAGGCGTACCCACAGTTATGGGCAACCACGTCCTACAACGAATCGGGAAATGCTAACGGGCCGCTCGACGTGCCGCTGGACGACAGTGGCATGACGACCGAGAACTACGACGCTTATGCTCGCCGCAATGCCAGTGCTGACGGCGGTATATACCCGTGGCCGGCTTGGAGCCCAAATGTAGGTGCCACCATCAACGTGCGGGTGCGATTGGGATTGAAGTGGAGCATCACGGAAGTGAAGGGCTATCGCCGAGTGCGCGAAAAAGTCGAGCCTGGCGTCAACATCGGCGGTGGCGGTGGCTTGGCCGGTGGCGGCGGCACCGTGGTGATGGCCCACTACTACGATGCCACTGGAGAAGTTGAAGAAAAAGGCGTCCACGCATGCAACGACGTGGCGTGCACGGAGGTAGTGCAGGATTTCAAAATACCGCTGACCGGCGACAACTTGTTGTCGCTGTCCAACGGCGGCCAAGTAACTAAGGGTTTGCTGGTCGGGCGGATGAACAACAGCCGATTCGGTGATCCCGTGTACCGCACTGTCAGGGTGCGGGTATTGAGTCCATGACAACATTCCGCACCGCCCTCGCCTCTTGTCTCGCCGCTGCGGCC